ACGAAGCGCATCAGCCGATGTTGCAACCGCCTTAACCTCACAACCATTATTTAATCTAAATCTACTCTCTGAGTTTTTATCAGGTGAGAACCCAACATTTAACCATTCAGGCCATTGTTCTAAGAAATGTCTAACCTTATTGGCCATCTCCACCGCAGTATCACGTTTGTTCGCAATAAGTAGAACTCTCTCAGGATTATCGGGTTTTGCTAATTGTAATTTTTTTGATAACCATGCCGCAGTTACGGTTGTAACACCGGCTTGTCTATACTTTCTTGTAATATTTTCGTTGTAATCTTCGTAGTCCTGTATTAGTTGAATTTGGTCTTCAAATAAGTCCATTGGGACATATTTCTTCTGTGTATTATCAAATGTCTGTAAATACGTTCTAAGTGCATATGGGGTATCTTTTATAATCTTAGCATACTCCATTAATTGTTCTGCTCTACTATTCATATATATAAATACAAAAAAAGGTGATTAAAACCACCTTTTCAATTATTCATCGTCATCGTCATATATTGACATACTATCATCGTAGTAATTTTTATCAATATCTTTCCTAATGGAATCATAATAATCTTTAATCATTTTTTCACCTTTTGAAGTCTTTCCTATTACTTCTTTCATCATTGCTAAAAACTCCTTAGCTTCCAATGTATAAAGGCTAGATAAAAAATATGATTGTAACCCTTCTTCATTTTCATCAATAACTACTTCATCGGGTAACATACCTCTTACTCTATTCCATATTGATGGTCCCAATCTTAAATCCCACATTTCTTTGTCCATAGTGTCTTCATAACCTGAAACCTTATTCCATAACTCCTCATCAAAATCACCATTTTCATCTCTTGGTCTTCCGTGTACTGCAAGTAATTCTAAGTAACCTTTTATACATTCATGAACGGCAACAGGAAAATTCTGTGCTCGTACTTTAATGATTGGTGGTTCTCCTTGTTCAATTTCTTCGGTACCAGCAACTTGTCCTGATTTACCCATTTGTGACAAAAATATATCAGGAAATTGCCAATAAGTTGTGTCGTTTATTGACATCATAACACCATATAAATCTAAAATAGTTTCACTTTTAGTTATATCTAAAATCTCCTCACCAACCAAATGATACGAATAATGACCTTTTTTAGATGCTCCCTGACTAATTGCATTGATTAATCTTCGTTTAGATCTTTCTAAATTTAATCTTTCAAAATCACCATCAATCTCATTATCTAAATCAACCTGAGGTATTTGGATAGTTTCTTCATCATCCATATTAAAATTATCCGTAGATATACTACTACCATCAACAATTTTTACATCCCATTGAATTGAATCTTTCGGTATATGAAATTCATTCATAACTAATTTGATTGCTAATTGTTCCAGTTCGGGTCTAACATTCCTTTCAATTCTAATAATCTCAAAGTGAGATCTCATCATAAATGAAGAGAATTCACTATATTGTGATTTGTTATTTAAATTTATTTTATTTGGATAATGTGGACCTAAATAATGATTAACATTAGATATAACTTCTTGATATCTTTCTGATGCCAATAACTCTTGAAAGTTTTGTTCTTGTGAATTTTCACAAATTGGCATAGGTATTTTAGTTAATGAAGTGTCTTCATTTTTTAATTTATGTTGTAAACCTCTATCGGGTCTATCAACACTTGAGAAATTCATTGCCATACGTTTAAATTATATTAAGGCTAATATAAGATTTATTTCTTATAATACCTAATTTAAACCTTACTTTTTCTCAGCTTTTGGTTTTGGTTTTGTGAATGGACCCGGTTGATTTGGGTTATGAGGTTTCGGTTTTGTACCTGGCGTAACTTTAGGAGTCTTTGGTTTTGTCTCAACATCACCATCTGATGAAGATTCATAGGTCATAAATTCAGGAACATCGTTATGTCCAATATTAACGTTTGGACCCGCCTCTTGTAATTTAAATTGTATCATTTCCATAATTTCATTTTTAGATGTGAAACTATGATAGTTATTTTCCGCTAAAGATTCAACCCATTCTTTAACTTCTTTGTCTTTTGTATCTGTTTTAACTGATTTTTTTTTCTTTTGACCCTTTAATATTTTAAAATCTTGTCCATCAATTTTACCATTGTGGTTCTTGTCTAATTTCTTTTGATTACCTTTTAAGTCCTCTTTTACCTCAACTTCAATATTTGGGTCGTTCGCAATTGCTTGTAATTTGGGATCTTTTAATTTGTCTGCATCGATAACCATTCTTTCATGTAAATCAGAAAGTTGTTTATCGCTGAAATTAACTAACGTTTTTTCAGACATACCCTCACTTATTAACATCTTTACTAATTCTGACCTTTTCATGATTCTTTAATTTTTAATTCTTCTTTTATTAAAAGATATTCTCTCTGTTTTAATTTTTTTGTTACACTTTCTAATGATTCACCAAATTTAAATGATATTCTCTCAAATTCGGAATCAAAATTAAATTTTTCCCATCCCAACGCAACTACACCATCTACTGCATCAATAACTCCGAAATAATCGGAGTCTTGAATTAATTCTAAATGTAAATCGGTATCTTTTAATAATCCAACTAAATCAACGTATTCCACCTCAGGTGATTTTGGTTGAGACGTTGAGGAAGATGGGATAACAAACCATTCATCCATATCTATTTCTGTACTCTCACTAAAAATGAATTCGTATTGTTTTTGACCTTTATAGTCTGAACCAATTTCATTTATATAGATTAACTTCATTATTTGAAATATTTTCCTAATGTTGTTTGAATACTATTGTTAATCTCCTTTTTCATTTCTTCCAAATCTAACTCAACTTCCTCATCTGGATCAGTATCTTCACCAAAGTCTACTCGAACATTTTCAGAAAAGTCTACGTTAACATCTTCCTCCATTTCTAAATCAGCATAATCCGCTAAACTAGTCTCTTCAGTATCAAAATCCGATGAAGAGTTTATAAAATTTTCTAATTCATTCATTGTTGTATCATATTCCTCACCAATTTCGGAATCTACAGGTTCTTCCGCAGGTACCTCATCTTCAGGTGACGGCTCCTCAGAAGGAACTTCTTCGCCATCTTGTTTTTCGTCACGTTCAAATTTCTTAGCTATATCTTCAATATCGTCATCCTCTAACTTATCTAAATTAACAGCAGAAATAATCATATTAAGAACATATTTTATATCATCACTTTCCATTGATTCGTGTTGATCTCTTAATTCTTGACCTAACTTACCTGCAAATTTTTGTACTTCCGCCATGTAACTTGATCTTTTTCCTGATGCATCATCTCCACCATCTACAGATGCTTCCGGTGATTCCGGTGATGGTTCTTCAGCTGGTACTTCAGGTGATGGTTCTTCAGCTGGTACTTCAGGTGCTGGTTCTTCAGCTGGTGTAGGTATAGGTGCATTTGCGGCAGGATCACTCATAGGAGATTCACTTTTAGGTGAACTTGGTTTTAAAACATATTTTGTTGCCTCTTGTAATTCTTCCTGTCCTTTTAATAGGTCTAATCTTTTAAATGCTTCAGAGTACGATGAAAATCTGTTTTTGTTTTTCATGAACATACCACCAATATAATCAAGTGATGATTCATTTAATCCTCTTTTAACGTAGTATCCATCTTTTTCTTTAACGATACCAAAAAATCCACCCGTCGTAGATTCCTTTACTAATTCTGGTTTTACAGAAGAAGACTTTTTATTGTTTTGATTAAAGTAAGTTAATTCGAGAATTCTTTTTAATTTCTCGTCGCCATTAAGCTTCTCACTTCCTAGAGGTTTGATGTCTGCCATTGTTTTTATATTAAGATAAACTTATTCTTATCCTATAAATACATAGATATAGGGAAAAAAATAAGGTTCTTTATTGTGTTATGGACAATTTTTTGTTTGAAATGTCCGTTTTTAGTTTTAAAAGTTTTTCTATATATCCATTTCTACGAAGTAATTTAAAGGTTAAGTTCTCATATGAGTACTCACCACCTAATTCAAGACCACTTTGTCGAAATTCTTTAATTTTGTCTTTTAGTGTTTCAATATCTGAAGTTACGTCTTTTTTACTACCTAATTTAATAAGTCTATCTATTTTTTTCGCGTATTCTTCACCCTTTTCTAATATTTTTCTATCGTCAATATTAGCCTCTTCCTTTGTAGGTTCAACAACCCATTCGTTATTTAAAATAGAATAAACACCAGATGAAATGTGTTCCTCATTAACATCTTGTACGTATATTTCAACATCATACCCCTTTATTTTGATGTCGTATTTTTCGTTCCATACGTTTTTCTTAGCATCAAAAAATTCTTTTAGTATTGCATGAAAAGATGTTGAATTCTTGTCTTTATTAACACTATCAAAATCTATAAGAATATGTAAATCAACGTCAGAATATTGTGACCAATTATAATTGGATAATGATCCGGTAAGAACAATATCATGTATAAACACATCGACATTCAAAGAGTCCACGAAATCATTTGTTATTTCTAATAATCTTTTTCTTATATCGTCTCGCATAGAAAAAGATTTACCACTAACCTCAAATATTTGGTCAGATAGTGAATCTTTAGGTTTAAAAGAACCTACGATTTTTTCGTCTTCACCTTTATCTTCGATTAATTCTTCAAATAAACTCATCCTTTTTTTGTGTACTTATGACTTCTGGCGATATTCTCGTTGAAGTATTTTCCTTGTGATTCCGCAAGTCTAAACTTAGTGAACTTATTCCAAGGAACTTTATTATACTCATAAATAGCACCATTGTTAAAAGTTACCGTTAAATCCTCTGTTTCGGTATTGAAAGATGCGGTTTTTAAATTAGATGAGTTGATTACAACGTCAATCATCTTTCCATTGATTGTTTCTGATATAATTGCCATATTTGATATTTTTAATGTTATAATATACATAATAAATATCAAATAAAAAACCCCGATAAACCAAACATCTAAAACTGACATTTAGACATTCATTAGATATTCATTAGACATTTTGTCTTTTATTTGTTTTTTAGAATGAAATGTGTTATGTTTGTAGAAACTAAACGTAAAAATAGTATGGCAGTAGATTTTTTTGAAGACGGACCAACGACAAACCCTAAAAGGGGACGCAAAGGTTCAACCACCCCAATTTTAGATAATTTTTCTCGCGATTTAATTAAACTCGCAGAAGAAGGTAAGATTGACCCCGTAGTGGGAAGAGATAAAGAAGTGAGAAGAATTGCACAGATTCTTTCTCGTAAAAAGAAAAATAATGCAGTTGTTGTTGGGGAGGCTGGTGTTGGTAAATCAGCATTAGTTGAAAAACTTGCATTAATGATTGTAAAAGGAGATTGTCCCACAAATCTACTTGACAAAAGAATTGTATCATTAGATTTGACATCTTTAGTTGCCGGCACAAAATATAGAGGACAATTCGAGGAAAGAATTAAAGCAATCTTAAATGAATTACAAGAGGCACACAATGTTATTGTATTCATTGATGAGTTACACACAATGGTTGGTGCAGGAAATGCAAGTGGTGCAATGGATGCAGCTAATATTATGAAACCCGCGTTGGCTAGAGGAGAAATTCAATGTATTGGCGCAACTACATTTGACGAATTTAAAAAACACATTGAAAAGGATTCAGCATTGGTTAGAAGATTCCAAAAAGTAATTTTAAAGGAACCGACTCAATCCGAAACCGTTGAGATTTTAAATAACCTTAAAACTTCATATGAAGATTTTCATAAAGTACATTATGAAGATGGTGTGATTGATACCATTGTTAAATTATCTGGTCGTTATATTACTGATAGACAATTTCCCGATAAAGCTATTGATGTTATTGATGAGTTAGGGTCTGAAAAAAGAATTTCATTACGTGCTCCTGATACAATTGAAAAATTAAAAGGTCAAGCCGATGAAATTAAAGAAAAAAAGATTCTTGTTGTAAAAAATCAGAACTACGAACAAGCGGCAAAACTTAGAGATGAAGAAAGAAAAATTTTAGATAAACTTGAGGTTGAAAAGTCCAAGTGGATGGAAAAACAAAAGGATAATAAAATTCCTGTTTCTATTGATGATGTTTATACCATTGTATCTGAAATGACGGGTGTACCAATTACTAAATTAGATTCTAACGAAACTAAAAAGTTATTAAAGATGGAAACCCTATTATCAGAAAAGGTTATTGGTCAAGATGAAGCAATATTAAGCATCTCAAAAGCAATTAGACGTAATCGTGTGGGAATTAAAGATGCCAACAAACCAATCGGTTCATTTATTTTCTTAGGTTCCACAGGTGTCGGTAAAACACATTTAGCTAAGTCCCTTGCGAATTTATTATTTGGTAATCCCGATAAAATCATTCGTGTTGATATGAGTGAATTTATGGATAGACACAATGTATCCAAATTAATCGGTTCTCCTCCGGGTTATGTTGGTTATGATGAAGGTGGTCAATTAACTGAAAAGGTTAAGAATAATCCTTTCTCCGTTATCTTATTTGATGAAATTGAAAAGGCACATAAAGACATCTTCAATTTATTATTACAAATTTTAGATGAAGGTCATTTAACCGATTCATTTGGTAGAAAAGTTAATTTTACTAATTGTTTGATTATTATGACATCTAATATCGGTGCTAAAAAAGTATCTGATTTTGGAGGTGGTGTTGGTTTCAGTACTTCATCAAGTGAAACACAAAAATATGAAGTGAAAAAAACTATGATTCAAAAATCATTGAAGCAACAATTTAACCCCGAATTTTTAAATCGTATCGATGATATTGTCTTGTTTAATTCGTTAAATGAAGAATCATTAAAGAAAATTATTGATATTGAAATTGGTAAGTTAAATTCCCGTTTAGTAGATAAAAATTACATCGTTACGTTTGATAAAACTGTTATTGATAAAATTTTTGAATTAAACACCCAAGAGGAATACGGAGCTAGACCTTTAAAACGTATCATTCAAAATTTATGTGAAGATTTCTTAAGTGAGGAAATCCTAAAGGGTAATATTATTGAGAATTTACCGATTATTTTAAAATATAAAAACGAAAAATTAACAATTGTGAAAAAAATGTTATAAATACTTTACTTTTCCCCAAAGTTATATATATTTATATCAATAAAGGTTCTCTTTGTCGATTACCTTTTCGTTTTTTATAAGTAAGTGGGGTTGAACCCGCCGAAAGACCTTAAACCCCAACAACTCGTTGGGGTTTTTTATTATTAAATTTTGCGTTACCAAATGTTTTTCGTATATTTACATTATATGAAAAAAGTAACATTTATTTTAGCTCTTGGTGTTGTATTAACACTATCAGCATGTGGTTCAGGGTCAACCTCAAAAGAAACAACTGACTCAACGGCAACTCAAGTAGATTCTACTTCAATTACCGCAACAGATTCAACAACTGCACAAATTCCAGCAGACAGTACAGCTGTAAAATAAGAATTAGGGTCGGTAACCAATCCGACCTTATTTTTAATTTTTAAACCTATCT